ATGATGCGTCTATTAAAAAGGGAGTTCATCCACTTTTGTATAAATGGATGAAGGAAGCGCACAAAACTGGATCAAATGTGATTCTTACTTTTTCCCAGGTGGTGGTATTGATTTCGGATACTATCATCGAGAGGATTAAGAAGATGAAATCTGCCGCTGATTCTGATAAAGCTTTTAACTTTGCTGATTATTGTAGAGAAAAAACTCAGTTGGACGATACGTTCGCACCTGTGTTGATCAAGAAGTCAATGAATAATAACGAGATTAAAGCCTATTTCATACCAAAAGAAGAAGGAACTTCTCATGGTTTCACTGACGAGATTATTCCATTGATCAAAGTAGCTGACTATCCAGAATGGTCAGATTATTTAGCAGTCGTTACTCGTTATCGGGAGTTGTATAATAAGTTCATACCTGACGCAGCTCCAGCGGGTCATATGGTTAGAAAATTGATGATGGAAGATCACGAGACCTTTCTTGAGTATTTAGACAGATTGGATCATGCGTATCAACTTGATCCATCTAAAGGAGAAAGTATTGGAGAACAAGCAGAAGAGTTTGCAGACGACATAGATCATGATAAACAAACGGAAAACGATATTTTTTATCATGCACCTGAAGAAGTTGTTTCCTCTGTGGAGGTAGTCATTAAATCCAAGGTAGGAACTCATAGAAAGTCTTGGTTACATTACGCGTTTGATAAGATTTGGGGAACCTCTCAAGTAAGAAAGACGTGGATGGATTGGAATGAGAAGTGGGAGTATACCAAAAGTGTGTTTACAGACAATGATGATATTTCCATTACTCCTGAACATCTTCGATCGCTTGGAGATGCATTAAGGACAGCCAATCATAAGGAAATGGATATGTTGTGTATAAATCACATTCGTCCATTCATTCAGGCTAAGATTGCGTGTCATGAGTATATAGGAAATTGGAATTTCCCAGCAATGTTTCAATGTAAGCTTGCTTTTGCTTTGTATGATGGAGACTACGCTGTTCGAAGAGAAGCTATCCGTTTTATGAGACATATGGTTGTTTATAAGAAAGAATTATTTAAATATTTAAATCATGATCAATCTGAAATTCGTCCTGGAAATGAGGAATTGTACTATAGGTTGGTAGATGAAATTGAATCTCACATTTGGCTTAAGAAGAACGGATTAAGAGGAAATAAGCCTGTTTTGGATAAAGAAGGATATGACACGGCAAATTGGAGCTTTTTCAAATGGTTTGATTTGTGTACGAACGAGTTATTGCCAGCTGTGACATTTTATCCTCATCCTGTTTTAGATGCTTGGATGTCTGCCATGTTTGGAAGTGATTCTGAGGTTAGAAGGTCCATGATGATAGCTCGTAGGATTCCTCCGGATCAGGAGTATTCATGCGTCTCTAGCTTTTTTAACATTTCAGCATGGAATTCCACTAGAAGTTATGATCAAGATATTTCCAAGTATATAGCTTACATAGACGCAGTTTACTCTTCCAAGAGCAGAAAAGATGATAAGTGGTACATGTGGAGTGTTAAGGCAAAAAAGAATTTAGAAACTTTTAAAGCATGCTTTGCAGATTACTTTTATTATTGTGCTTTTATTGGTTGTATCACACTTGTTTCCTTTTGCGTAGGATTTGGCCTTACTCTGTTGGCAAGAAAATTTATGATTACGTCGACGGAGTTAGGAGTATCCGAAGAGATAGAAATGGAGAAGGAAGAAGAAGAACCTTGGGCGCCGAAGAGGACATCACAAAGTTTGCATAAGAAATCTCATCCAAAGATGCCGAAACACACTAGAGTTGCTATAAAAGGAAATTCTGGTCTACAGAAAGTAGGGCAGTCACAGAGTTCGACCTCAAATGATGTATTTATTCGCTCATGTAATGCGATTGCAAACAACATACGAACTTTGTATGTAGTATATAGCTCAGGTTGTGCTAGGCAATGCAAGATGTTGATGAGTGGACGAATTGGATTCATTCCGGGTCATCATATTGATGCATGGGGAACAGACATAACTGAGTTTATTATAGCAAACGGAGATGTGCCCCAACATAGATTCTCATTTGACCGAGTCAAGTTGGTTTCGTGCCCAGGAAGAGATACTTATGAAGTTATCTTCCCGCAAGAATTTAGTCCATTAAAAAGTTTGTCTAAGTACATGTTACATAAAGATGATTTGGATGATCGGGCTGACAACGAGAGTTATGACGTGTTTAGACTGCACAAATTCTTTGCCAAGGAAGCGAGTAGTATTTATATTCAACCAGGAGCGAGAGTACTAAAACATGAGTCTAGAACATTTTCTCTGAATCTAGGAGATTCCAAGCATATGACCAAAGTGTATGGAGTTTACTCTCTAGCGGGAGCATTTGGTGAATCTGGGGATTGTATGTTACCTTACATTTCCAGAGAGAATTCATCTGGCGAAATTAAAATTCTGGGACTACATATAGGAAGGATAGGAGAAGACTCATATTTTACTCCGTGTTATAAGGAGGATGTGGGACAGTCTCAATCAGCTTATATACCAGATTGTGTGGATAATTTGTTGCCACCAGAACATCGTAATTACGAAGGAAGAATGACTTCGATGGGAGCTGCAAAGAAGGTTGTACATATACCTGATAAGACAGTTTACGTTGAAACTCCCTTTGGACTAGGAGCTCGTGATGGAGTACCGTACAAAGAGGTAACTTCAGCACCTGCAATTCTGAGAGTTTGTACTTATAAAGGAAAGGAATTGCAGCCCCTCAAGATGGGAATGGCTAAGATGGTGTCGCCGCCGATTAGATCGTTTCCAAATTGGATCCTGGAGTTGGGAGAAAAATTTCCAGAGGTTCTTTACTTTGGGTTTTTTCCAGTTAAGAAAAGACAATTTAGGATGTTTACAATCGAAGAGGCTATCTTTGGAGTACAAGGATTTTTCGATGGCTTGGATTCGTCCACATCAGTGGGTTACGATATGCAGGTTTTGGGTTATAAGTCCAGAACCGAATTATGGAACAAAGACACTAAATGGATCAACCCAGTCTTGATGGAAGCAGTCGAGAAATTGATTAAAGCTGCCAAAGCGGGGGATATACCTAAGAATGTAGTCTCTGCTTGTTTGAAAGATGAGTTGAGAGATTTGGATCGAGTAAGAGCTGGGAAAACAAGAGTTTTTTGTGTTGGATCGTTAGCACATCTTATTTTTACAGTTATGATCATGGGCGACATTGTTACTTATATGAAAGCAAATAGGAGTACTTCTGATGTTGCGATTGGTATCAATCCTCATGGGGTAGAATGGACCATGTTGTATAAAAAGTTGACTAGTATCCCTGGATGTAAATTCGGTGGAGGCGATTTTTCTGGCTTTGATTCTTCTATAGTTTCAGAAATAGCCTATCTGCTTGGAAAAGCCTTTTTGTGGTATTCAGGAGCTAGAGGAGTTCATGCGCAGTTGATTATGGCTGCATGTATGAGCTCCGTGGCTGCTATCATGGTCGTAGGAGATACGGTTTATGATATGGACTGGATGAATAGCTCAGGAGGATGGTTGACAGGAGTTCTCAATTCCTTCGCCAACGTGGTTATTTTCAATTCATTCTGGTACAAGTTGCAAGGTGAACATCCAGATTTATTTGAAGATAAAACTGTAGCGCAGCACATGAGAAGAGTGTTCTATGGTGACGATAATCTTTGGGCTATTCATGACTCTCTTTCTGGAGTGTTTACTATGCAAGCTTTGTCGAAGTACATCTATGAGACTTTTGGCATGACTTACACAACACCAGATAAAAGTGATGTGACCACCCCATTTCTGGAATTAGACGACTTGGAATTTTTATGTCGCAAATTCAGAAAAGAAGGATCAGTGGTGTTTGCTCCACTTTCTAGAGATAGTATTTGTGGAATGCTCCATTGGGTTCGCAAACCTTCTGCTAAGACTGGGTTGACCCTTAGAACCCAATTGGAGCAAAACATTGAGGTAGCATCCATGGAGTATTTCCATTATGGTAAAGCAGTGTATGATGTTGAAACTGAGTTGTTGAAGGATTTTTGTGATAAGACCTATCATTCCTTCACGGGATTGCCTTTCTTGAGTTACAAAGAGAGGTATGTCCAGACATTCTCGGCGTAAGCGTTATTATGGTCTGCCGTAGAGTCCAAAATGCTACGGAGTTTTCCCAAACTACAAAATGGGCTTCCGAGTAGAGTCTCAAACAAAACTCAAAGCGGATTACAACGTTTATTGTTACATTGCTTGGAATGCATGGACTTGACCGAATCGTGACTAAGTCAAGGACCGCGCCTATGCAATTCACGTATTGACCGCACGCCAACTGATCTAATAAAGCGTGTCTAATGGTCTATTGAGATCGCAGAACATATTGAATTATCAACATTACCAACTACTACAGAAGTAGAATCAGGAATTTTGTCCTTTCAACTGAATGAGGATAAGCTAAAAGAAGCTGATCATTACATCCCTTTTAGAGACATAAATCCTTTTCCCGACCAAACACCTCGAAACATCTTGGAGAGAGAGTATTACGTAGGGGAATTTTCAGATGTAATTAATTATAGAGAGATCCATCCTATATTTTTTTGCACAACCTACGTGTCCTCACGCATTTCGAGCTGCTCTGAAAACGTTTGGCATGTTTCGATTTAAAAGACTGGTATGGAGGGTCATTTATCAAGGAAACCCATTTCAGTATGGAGCCTTGTTTTTGACAGCTTGCCCAAAGACTAAACATCGAAATACCACAGGAACGTTGGACCCCGGGTGGTATAGTCACAATGACGTAATCATGTTAGACTTATCCACCCAACAAGAAGCAGAGATTGCAATCGACTGGCCATTTTGTGTCAATTGGTTGTATACAGCGGGACTTGATTATGTTACCCAGGCAGATTTTATTACGTCTGTATTAGCATTGAGAATGGTCTCAACGGGATTGGAAACCCTAGACTCATCTACCACAACGAAGATAGACATGAAGGTCTATATAAGACTGGAAGGAGTTGAGGCAGCTCAACCAATAGCTTTCGTGGTAGATGATGCAGTTGGAGTTTCCCAATCATCAACGGAGTTGTTGCCCCCAGCGTGGCAAAACCCAACAGTTAGTCCAGTTATGGCTAATGCTATAGGAGGAGTCCTAGGCACAACTGGATTAGCATTATTTTCCTCTATGTTTGGATCTAAGATCCCACCACCCCCAGAGAGCTCGGTACCTGAGTTTGTAATGGGGCTTGGAGGGGTGCCTGACAAAGCAGAGGAAAAAGTAGTACAAGATAGAGTGGTTCAGGATATATTTGGTTCAGTGAATTATCCGCAAAAATCACCAGTCCTGGCTAGTGGCACAGTATTGAATAATGCGTCGTTAAATATGTCCGTGATAGATTATTGTAAAAAACCTAGTTTTATAGGGGTATTTACAATGGTGTCAGGAAATATTATTCAGGAACAAGTCGCACCTACAGCTTTTGGCGAGCAACAAGTCAATTGTGATAGGATTGCTTTGATGTCTAAGTTTTTTAGATTTTGGAGAGGATCGATAAATTACACCTATGTGTTTGTCTCTTCCCCATTGGTATCAGCACGAGCGATGATTCAATTGGTGTGGAATACCGGTTCCGCACCAGTAGGAGATATAATATCCAGAATAGTTACAATTCGCGGAACGACAACAGTTAATGTTACAGTCCCTTATTTACGAGGTATTCCTTGGAGTCCAGTACTTGGATCAACTCAAGGAGCACCATATGTGAGAGTAACAATGATGAATGTCGAAACAACGATGGGAGATCATGTACCGAAGGTTCATATGCATATTTGGAGGAATGCAGGACCAGATTTTATGTTTTCATCTATACGAGAACCGCAATCAACTTATGTGCCACCATCACCTCCACCAACTGGAAGAAGAGCTACTACTCAATCCCCTCTGGAATTAAAACTTCAGAGGAAGCGAGAAGTTGCGAGCGAGGAAATAGGAGAGTCTCAGTCTACCTTAAAATCGATGGTTTATACCGATTTTATAGGTGGAGGACAACCAACTCCGACATTTAAAACAGACGAAGATTTGTCGTTTGCTAATTTGTTGTCGAGATGGTCAATTCGAGGAGGAACTGTAATGACAGAGACACCACCAATTTTCCAATCTGGTCCGAACATGTACCAGAATTCCAATATTGACTTGATCAGTACTCTTTTCTTGTATTGGAAAGGTCAGACAAGAAGGAAGAACTTTTATTCTTTTCCCAGTGATCACGTAGCAAAGCCAGGGTCTTATTTATTCGTAAAAATGGAACCCTTCGCTCCTATGGGAACAAACCTGAATCTTCGAGACTCTGAGAGACTTCTTGACGGTATGGCGGTTGCGTCACCGGATTTAACTCAGGTACTTGAGTACACCGTTCCGTACTTGTCTACGACGGAATGGCAATGGATTCAACAGTATTCCCCTCCTTCAAATTACTTTCCTTACCTCCCAGTAGTAGCTGATATTCAGTCCGGCAACTACGATGACGAAGCAGGATTGCGAAAGGTAGCTGTTGCAGCAGGAAATGATTTTTCTTTCCGATACGACATGCCTCCTCCGTTCGTTTTAAATTGGTATGTAATTTGACGCGCATACATCCCCCTGATGTGAATGCCAAAGATCGGGACCCCAGATCAAAAAGGGGTTTCTTTTCTAGGTTGATGTAACGCGAAAAGGTCAC